ACACGCTGGAGAACTGGACGCTATGCGTTTACAAATTTACCAAGCCGAGCAGTTTATGCACAGAGTTAGAGAGCAGAAGAGACGCTGCGAGCGGAAAAGAAGGGAGGCAAAAAATGCATCAAGCAAAAACTGAGGTAGACTACTTAATACTATACGGAAAAACACGGCAGAAGGTTAGGGCGCTCGAATTACAACTAGAGCGCCTTATAGCCCGCCATAATATAGAAGTTGAAATGCTAAAAGCAGAACTAAATAGCCCACAGCATAAAACACTTACTGCCAAAAAGGAGTTAATTAACGAGCTACTGCTAGAGGTTTGCAAGGTGACTAACACAACGGCGGGTCAGTTAATGAGCCCAAGCCGTGAGCGTAACATTGTAACAGCGAGGCACTTGTTTTTTTACATTGCACGGCATGAGTATAACCAAAGCTGGGCAAAAATGACGCGTCTACTGGACCGCCACCACACTAGCGGAATGCACGGGGCTGCACAATATGCAAACTATTTAAATTTAGGCTATAAGGGTGAGACTAAACTGTATAGCATGGTAATGCTGGCAATGAATAACAAAGGAGGTAACAATGAGCAACAATAAACAAAGTATGAAAAAACTAATATTAGCAACATTACTTATCGGAATGATAAGTGGTTGCACAGAACCAACAGTATCATCAAGAACTACAAACTACACAATACCCAGTCAAGGCAATTTAGCATCAGACCCGCTTAAAGTATGTGTAATCGAAGGATGTGAATACTTTATTTGTAAAAATTACAAGGGCGATATTCTATGTCACAAAGGAAACTGCAAAAACATAATACACAAGGGAGGTGAGCAATGAACGACAAAATAAAAGAACTCCTTGAAAACGCAGAGCAATCAGATGCAATAGCAATAAACAAATGGCGTATTGAAAATCGTGAACAATTAAGAAAAGAAAGAAAACAAAAACTAAAAGAACTTAAGGCAATAAACGCTTTAATTATTTTGATAGGAATTTTAGCGCTTATAATAGCCATGCATAAGAGTATACATTTTTTTCTTGGGGTAATAATTCTTCTTCTTCTGGTATTTGCTTACTGCGGTATTTATTTAATGCTAAGTCGAAACACAACTAACAAAGTAAAAAGAGAGAAATGAAAAAGGTATTAGTATTTACAATAAGAATAGTATTGCTATTTACAGTCGGTATTATATGTAAGTTATTGATAGCAATGTTTGATGATTACAACCAAGCATTTAAGAATGGATGGCACTAATGGAAAACAATAAACAACAAACGGCAGTGGAGTGGTTTCACCAAAAAACTTGGGCTTTGAAAATTCAATTAGAAAAGGGTGAAATATCAATAGGTGAATATGCAAATACTTATGCTACTTTATATGAACAAGCCAAAGAAATGGAGAAGGAAAGAATTGAAACTGCATACAACAAAGGAACAGTTCATGGAATTGATTATCCTGAAAGTACACTACCAATAACTGGTGAACAATACTACAACGAAACCTACGGAGGAGGCGAACAATGAAAACATTTATAATCACAATAGAAATAGAACACACAGACCGCAGTTTTCAGCGCCCAGAAGTGCAGCAGTTTGTTGCACAAATAGGCAGCCCGCAGGCTAACTGGGTAAAAGAAATGCGCAAGGCATTTAAGCAGACCATACTAGGCGAGAAGGCCCAAGACATCCAAGTAACTTATGCGTTAAAGGAATGAGGCACGGCAGTTTATTTTCAGGCATTGGCGGCTTTGACCTCGCAGCCGAGTGGATGGGTTGGGAGAATGTTTTTCACTGCGAGTGGAACCCTTTCGGCCAGCGCGTACTGCATCATTACTGGCCAAACGCCGAAACTTTCACAGACATAACAAAAACAGATTTTACAAAATACTATGGAACAGTTGACATTATTACTGGAGGATTTCCCTGCCAGCCCTACAGCAGCGCAGGCAAACGCCTCGGAAAAGAAGACGAGCGCCATTTATGGCCAGAAATGTGCCGAGCAATACGCGAAATTTCCCCTAGTTTCGTCGTGGGCGAAAATGTTCGCGGCCTCACTAATTGGAACGGGGGGATGGTATTCGAAGAGGTGTGCGCTGAGTTGGAAAGTATTGGGTATTCGGTCGCGCCCGTTATTATACCTGCGTGCGGGGTCGGCGCGCCACACAGAAGAGAAAGAGTTTGGTTTGTTGCTTACTCCGACAACAATAGACATAATCCCGAACCAAGCGAGGTATCAAAAAAGAACGGAATATCGGGAAAGCACAGGGAGAAAATGGGCTCCAGGGAGTTTGACGGAACAATTATTTTACGGGATGCTTCCGACGCCAACAGCACACCAACACAATGCGGGAACCGCAAAGCCACGGAAGGACGGCAAGACAAGGGAGGACGAATTAAATCACTTGGTTTCAATATGGAATGGGAAAAGTTCCCAACTCAATCCCCGATTTGTGGCGGAGATGATGGGCTTCCCACCGAATTGGACGGAGTTACCTTTTCAAAATGGAGAGCCGAAAGTATAAAAGCCTACGGCAATGCAATAGTGCCGCAAGTGGCTTACGAAATTTTTAAAGCAATAACAAAAACAATATGAAAACAGAAAACTTAACACCAGTTGAAACCTACGCCTTTAAGGTGCTAGAGTTGCTTATGGCTTACGGCCGTAAAGAATTAACAGACGAGGGCCTAGTAAGTGCCGTAGTTACCCTAAAAAACGAATGCCTAGACGCTGAAAAGCGAGAACATCAAAACTGGTTTAACAAGGGCTTTGAGTTCTACCATGGTCAACTTATGGCTAAAACTTTGGTAAGTTAAAAACTTTGCTATATTTGTAGCGTTAACTGGAGAGTAGGAGACTCCTAATGTTAAACGACTTTTGCCCTGTTGGGTTAGCCGCACTCCTACTGCGCTAACTTGGCGGGGCTTTTTTATGCAATGAAAGAAACCGACGAACTGGGAATGTTTGTATTATTCCCGACTAAATTACTAGAAATTTTAACGCCAAGGCAGGCCGTAATTATGGGCATGATTATAGGCATGGCAAAAAAGAGCGGTTACGCTTACCCAACTAATAAAACAATAGCTAGCATTTTAAATATGACAACTATAACAGTACAAAGAGAGTTAGCAATTTTGGAGGGGGCAGGATTTTTGCGCAGGGAATTAATCCGTAACGACAAAATGGAGGTGCTTAGTCGAAGAATTTACCCTCACATCGGATTAGACGGGGGGGTGGTAACAGAATTGAGAGGAGGGGTCATAACAGAATTGACACCACCCTCCCCTCAGGATTGCAATAACTATAATAATAATACTAAAGACATAAATACTAAAAGTATATTGTCGTTTGACGAGGCTTGGGTTTTATACACTAGAAAAGGAGTTAAAAAAACTGCACAGACTGCTTGGGCTAAGTTAAAAGACGCTGAAAAGGACCATTTACGCGCCTTTATTCCAAAATTCATACAAAACCATGAGCAGGCCGACAAAATAGAATTTTTACCCCATTTTACAACCTTTTTAAACCAAAAGCGCTTTAATGACGAATTGCCGTACAAGTTAAAGCCAGTACTTATACCACAAACCACAGTTAAACCCGTTAAAGCCTCTTTAAATGACGAATAGCATAGACATTAACCACGAAATAAGAATAGTAAAGGCCATAGTAAACGCAAAAGAAGTCTGGAGGGTATACCTAAAGCAGAAACTACACAGCGAACACCCAACCAAGCAGGCCGCGTTTAAAAAGGCTCACTCGTTAAAACTAATTTACAACTAATGGACACCGAAACGCACATAATTAGCCAGTTACTCTTTTACCCAGAGTTTCACCACCAATTACCTAAGGTTAAGCCCCAGTGGTTTAAGAAGCCTTTACACCAAAAATTAATAAATGTTATGACCGCCCTTTACTTAGATGGAACGCCTTTTGAAATAATAAGGCTCTCTAAGGCGTTAAAAGGTGCTGAGTTAATAGAAACCCTTACTATACAGCAGAAAGTTGCTTACAAGTCGTCTATTAGCCCTTATTTGCGAGAATTAGAGTATAATTACCTCCACACTCAGTTTATAGACCGCCTTGGCAACCTAAATTTAAGCAAAGACCTTAACGGATTAATGCAGGAAGTACAGCAGCTACTAGACAGCACACAATTTAGCAGCGCTAAAGCGCCTAACAGCATAGTAAACGAGACCAACAAGGTAGTAGACAAAATAGTAGAAAACATACAGAACGGGCAACGCTTAACTGGCAAACCTACTGGCTGGCTATTTCTAGACAAGTACCTAGGAGGCTACAATGGTGGCGACTTAATCGTAATAGCAGGACGCCCAGCAATGGGTAAGACAGCCCTAGCGTTAAGCCTTACTAAAGACTTTGCAGCAACTGGAGGCAAAGCGTTATTTTTAAGCCTAGAGATGAGCAATGAGCAACTAGCCAAGCGTTACCTCTCGCTTATTGGCAATATACCTAACTATAAGGTTCGTAACGGAGCGCTAAAAGAGAATGACATAGACAAATTGTGTAACATTGCCAACAGCCAGACAATTAACTTTTACATAGACGACGACGCAGAGACCTCAATAGCAGACATAAAGGCTAAAGTTAAACTGCACAAAGGCAAGCACGGGCTAGATTTACTGGTAATAGACTACATACAGTTAGTGAAGGGGACCAAGCAAAATAGAGAGCAAGAGGTGGCAGAGATTAGCAGAAATTTAAAGCTATTGGCTAAGGAGTTAAGCATTACCGTTATAATCTTAGCACAGTTAAGCAGAGCTAGCGAGTCACGACAAGACAAGCGCCCAATGCTTAGCGACCTAAGAGAGTCAGGTGCAATAGAGCAAGACGCCGACTCTGTGCTATTTCCATTTCGCCCAGCATATTACCAAGAGGAGAAGCCAGTAATAGAAGAGGCTGAGTTAATTATAGGTAAGAACAGAAACGGCGAATGCGTTACAATTCCGACGACATTCGAGGGGCAACTAACACTATACAAGGAGAACACCAATGCCTAGTATTAACCAGTCTAAGCGCGGCAAACAAGCCCGCAAAGAATACACCAAAGGAGGCTATAAAGAGCCGCGTTACAATACCCAACAATGGCGTAATGTCAGGGCTTTAATACTTCAAGACTCGCCACTATGCAAAGCCTGCGAAGAGGTCGGGCTTATAACATTAGCGCAAATGGTTGACCACATAAAGCCAGTGAGACTAGGCGGAAACTTTTGGGACCATGAAAACTTACAGCCCTTGTGCAATTCGTGCCACGCTTCAAAAAGTGCAAAGGAGAGGTCCTTGTAGTTTTTTATTTGAACCGGTTCAATTATATTTGTAATATGGAACAATGGAAACTTATTCAAGAACATCCTTACTACGAGATTAGTAATTATGGCAGAGTGCGTAAACTTAAAACTGGTAAAGTGCTAAGTTGTAGTAATAACAAAGGCTATAAAATTTTCAAGACAAAACACAAGGGTATTGAATTGAAATGCAAAGTCCATAGACTTGTGGCTATATACTTTATAGAGAATAGGGAAGGCTACGATTGTGTTAATCACATTGATTGCGACAGAAGCAATAATCATTATTTAAATCTAGAATGGTGCACAAAACAAATGAATACAGACCATGCAGTAAACTTAGGTAGAATACCAAGAAAGAGAGTAATTAACAAAAAGACTGGCGAAACCTTGAGAAGCGCATACGAGTTGAGTAAGTATTTAGGTTGGACAAAATCAAAAGTTAAACATATGTTATTGGGCAACACAATTAATAAAACTGATTGGGAATATCTAGAGCCCAACCCCCTATAAAATCTTACACAGAGGCACGCAAAACCGCAGGTTCTCTTTTCTTCACACCCGT